CCGCGTCCGGGTAGGGAGCCGTATGCGTAGCGGTACAGGCGCGGCTCAATGATGGGCCGCAGCTGCCGCACCAGCATATGGTGTACGATCTGCTCGTCGTCAAAGCGCGGCTTCACGATCTCCCGTGTTTTCTTGTGCGCTCCCTCCTGAAGGAGCTGCTTCTTGTGGCGTGGTGGGTGCCATTCTCCGGCTTCGATCTTCCGGCAGATTTCCTCCGCCTTTTCCTGCTTGCGCTCCAGTATGGCGGCCACGGTAGGCCGTTGCTTTTTGTATCGGGCAGCCTCCTCAATGGAGGCTTCTGCTTCCGGGCGTTCCAGCATTCTTTCATATAGCCCGTTATAGCTTTTCAAGAGGTCGTCCCCTTTCTTATCCCCTTCACGGCGGTGGGCGCTGCGCTTACTGGCCGTGCCTCTTGACAGGTTAATTTTCAGACTGTGCTGCGGCTAATATGCTCACATTGTTGGGATAGCGACTATCCCGTAAATAAGGGGCAAGAGAAGCGACGCGCCGATGTTCCAATTCGCATTGCCAGCCACGTTGTTGACGTTCAGGTAGCGCCCGCTTTTCGCACCGTTGTCGCAGTTGCCGCCGACAATCGGCACGGCGGGAGGCGAGGGAGAAAAAGCACGGGTTTCGTGAGCATATTCCCTTGAATTCATGTTTTTATGGGCGTTCCGCCCATGCGGGGGATTGCTCCCCCGCTCCCCCTATCAAGAGGGATTTTGTAAGAAAAGCGACGCGCCGATGTGCCAAAACGCACGGCCAGCCACGTTGTTGACGTACAGGCAGCGCCCGCTGTACGCACCGTCGACGCAGTAGCCGCCGACAATCGGCACGGAAACGATGGTCGGGTTGTAGTAGTGGTAGTCGCAGTCGTAGGTGGCTTCGCTGCCGCTCAACACCGTGGGGAACAGGCCGTGCTCGGTCTGCTGGGCGTTCTTCACATAGCCGCCGCCAGCAGCGGTCGCGGTAATGCCCTTGCGGATCGTTTCGTAGCCGTCGCCGGTCAGGTTATAACCGCCGTCCTCCGGGGTCATTTTGACCTTGTACATACCGTCGTCGTAGATCAGGCCCACCATGCGATCCCATCTGTCACCCCAGATATTCTCCATGTGGAACACTTTGACAGAGGACAGAGTATCGGCGGTACCGTAGAACTGGCCCTTGTCAATCAGCGCGCCGGTGGTCAGCAGGTCGGCAGCGCTCGCGCCGCCGGTGGTGTGGCCCTGGCCGTAGACAGCCTGCACGTTGGTGGACTTGCCCAGGAGCACCAGGAGGTCGTGGATCAAGTTCCAGAACGCCCAGGTAGTGAGCGTCCATACATCGCCGTTGGCCTGGGCGGCGGTCAGCTCCGCCGTGGCCGTGGTGCTGCTTTCAGGAGCCTGGCCGGACAGGGAGCGCAGCTTGCTGCTCACCATACTGCCCTCAAACATGGGGCCATAGGCATAAGGGGTAATCGTGCCATCAGGTCGGGTGTGGGCGTATGCCTTGTAGCTCTCGTCATACTGGCTCTCGCAGAAAATGACGTAGCGGTACCCGTCCTCGTGGTAGCGCTTCACCCACACCAGAGGAATAGCGCTCATGGCATTACCCGCATAATCAGCATTGGCAACGTCGCTGTCGCCGCCGGTGGTGGCCCGCAGGGCGTAGTTATTGGGATCCAGCTGATAGTCCACGCTGCCGTCGTTTTTGACCATGCAGGGGAAGTTGTCACGCACAACCCAGAAATCAGCCCAGGAGCCGTAATTGAACTGGCCGCTGGCGTAGTCCATCTTCGCAGGGGTCATGCCCACAGCGTCGAAAAGATACTCCACGCGGGTGCTGGGGTTGCTTTCGTTCTCCTTCACGCGGTAACCGTAGAGCTTGGGGCGCAGGCCGCGCATTTCAGAGAGAATGGTATTTGCCGTACCCTGCAAGGTGTCCGCCTTGCTGTTCACCTGATCCAGGGTTTCCTTGTCGGCGACGTAGATCTTGCTCATGTTAATTGACCTCCTCAATATAAAGATTTCCGGCATCTACACCCAGAACGTAGGTCGTACCGGTGGTGTTGTCCACCAAAAGCATTTCGGTGGCGTCCAGGTCGTTGCGTACTTCCAGGGTGCAGATCAGCCCGTTTTCAATCAGCAGGGCGTAACGCTGGTCGGTCACGCGATCCTGCAAGATGATGTTATAAACGCCCACCGCAGCGGGGACGGTAACGCGCTCGGCCTCCGCCTGGGCCTGTGCGGCGGCATCTTCGGCCCGGTCGGCCTCGGTCGCTGCACACTTGACCTCTGCCTGGGCCTGCTGTACCGCTTGCAAGGCCGTGGAGGCGTGCGCTCCGGCCAGCGCCGACTGTTTACCCGCCTCGTCCATGTAGCCCGCAGACCGGCTCGCATACGTCTTGGAGAGGTCGCGCGCCTCCTCCGCTTTCGCCTGCGCTCTCAGGGTCTTATCCAGGGCATCGGAGGCCTGGGCCGCTTTCACAACGTCCTGCTTCATGTCCTCAATTTGCGCCTGAAACTGGTCGGCCTGGGAAGGGGTAATATCCATGCTTTCATTGGCAAGGGGATCCCAAATAGCGGGAAGGACGCGGAACATGGCGGTAGCAGCCACAACAGCGCGGGTTTCCACGCCGTCTACAACCGCAGCGCCGCGGATTGTCAGCATCATATTGCCGTCCAATGCCTTTGCCTCCGGGGGAGTGGGTACGCGGTAGGTGTTGTCGGTACCAGGGACAAGCAGATTGGTGGTAAGGATCGTGATAACCGGGTTTTCGCCCAGCGCATCAAACCAGACAATACGCTTGCTGGTACCGTCCCACATCGGGGAAAATTCCAGCTCCAGTTCCACGTCGTCGTGGCTGCCAGCCGCACCAATTACCTGCCCGGCTCCCTTGATGAACTCATTTACCACCTGGCATTTGATAATTCGGTTGCTCACATTTTCAGCTCCTTTCTCGGAAATAGAAAAAACGGCGCAGAGGGAGCGTAATGCTCTCTCTACGCCGTGTCGTAGTGCCTGCGCTACGAAGCGCCCAAAGGGGTATCGCGGTAACTATTCAGTTACATGGAAGCCAGGGGCTTCTCGCCCTGCTTCTGGATCTCCTGGCGCGTCTCCATAGCAGCAAACTCCTGCTGGGCAGCGTTCTGGAGCGCGTTGAAGAACTTGCGCTTGATCTTCACGGGAACGCCGCGCTTGATGCGCAGGGTTTCGCCGTTCACGCCCACCAGAATGTCACGCTTCTTCAGGTTGGGCAGCAGGGGCGCGGTGTAGTCCACCAACTCCTCCATAGGGTCAACCTTGGAGGGAGTGGGCTGCATCTCCGCCTCCGCAGCGGCTTCTGCCTTTACCGCCTTGGCCTCCGCCTCGGCGGCAGCTACAATCTTTGCAGCGCGCTCCTCCGCCTCCGCAATGATGTCGGCGGCCACTTCCTCGGCGCTGGCGGTAGGGCCGGGAGTAGGCACTTCGGGAGCCTCGCCCTCGGCGGGCTTCTTCTTTTTGGTATCGCTCATAGGTCGTTCCTCCTTTTTACGCGCCCCGCCCGGAGTGGGCGGGGCTTATTATGCCGCTACGATTAGGGGGTAGCGGTGGTCTCGATACGGACGATGTACTGAGGCACCAGCAGTTCGGTGACCTTGGTGGCCTTCCAGCCACAGGTGGCGCGCTGGTTAAGAGCGTCGGCGGTACCGGCGCTGCCCAGCTGCTTGACGATGTGCTGCAGGCCGCCGCCGGTAACCTCGGTGGTACCATAGGCATCTGCGCCCATAATCAGAGTGGAGTACACATCGACACCACCGGCACCGGCACCCTCCCACTTCTTGGCGCGGCTGGACTGGACGAAGCGCACGCCGTACAGCTCGCCGATCTCGTTCTCGTAGATGTTCTCGGGATCCACGTACTCGTGAGGCTTGCGCCACTCCTCGTCGTTGGTGAGGTCGAACTTGCAGTAGGGGTGAACGATACCGGCATAGAAGCCGTCGATCTTGGGAGCGTCCTGGCTCTCCAGGAAGCGCACGGCCATCTTAATGGCGCGGGCGGTCAGGTTGTGGTTGGTGGTCTCGTCGGTGTAGGCCAGCTGGGCGCGGTCGCTAACCTGGCCCTCGGCATACTGGACGATAGTGCCGGAGTTCAGCACTTCACGGGAAATGGTATCCAGGGAGCGGCCAGCCTGGGAGGCAATCGCTTTGGTGGCCACAATCAGGACGGGGTCGATGGCGGTCAGCATCAGCATATCGGACAGGGTCACGTAGCCGCCGTACTGCTCGACGGTGGCGGTGACGGTGCTCATGCTCAGGCTCTGGCCGTCGGGGGTAACACCCTCGGTCAGAGGAGTGACCATCTCGGGCAGGGTGTCCCACTGGCGGAACTCAATGGTCTTACCGCCGTTCTTGGGAATGGGGTGCTTCTGTGCGAACAGATCATGCACCAGCTCAGGCTCCACCAGGTCGATGAGATAATCACTGTAATAAGTTTTCATCTCATCGCTGAGGCCGTCGCTGGTAGTCAGGTTGGTGTTGGGCTGGCCGTCGAACATGAACAGGTAGACGGGCAGCAGCATCAGCTTCTTAAACTTCTTCATGGTGCAAATCTCCTTTCTTGGCGAGAGGAGATCAGAATACGATCTTTGCCCCTCGCATAGCTTGGCGGGCGGCTTCCGCGCGATCCTTCTTGGAAAGCTTGGAAACGTCGTCCTTGATGGTAAATGCACTCTGGGCGGTAGTGCCGTTCTCGGCGGGGCGGTTGCCTCTGGCGCGGATATTGTTCACCACGTTCTTCTCCGTGGTGGAAGCCGTCACCTGCACAGCGTCGCTCACAAGCTCGTCGAAGTGGCGAACTTTGTATGCGTGCTCCACAGGGGTACCGGCGCGCAGCATGGCGGCGAAGTTGGGATCCTGCAACTCGACGGACAGGTCGAACTTGGGGAACTTGGCCTTGACGGCCTGGGCCTCCTGAAACCACTTCTGGGCCTGCTGCTGTACCTGCTGCTGCCTCTGGCGGCCCTGCTGGGCTTTCTGGAATGCTGCGTTCTCACGCTGGAGCTTCTGGAACTGCTTGTACTGCTCCACAGTCATGCCCGCCTGCTCGGCGGCCTCGTTCCAGTAAGCGTCGTCATTCTCCAGAGCGGCAGTCAGCTTCTTCATGTCGCCGTCGCCGATGTTGTAGCGCTGCATCAGCATATCAATCAAGGGCTGCTGGGCCTGCACCTGGGCTTCCAGAGTGCGGGTATCGCTAAACCGGCGATTGATAATGCGCTGCGTTTCCTCGGCGAAAACGTCCTTGAACTCGCCATTGACCATCTCGCGGAACGCCTTGCGGCGCTCCTCCAGAGCGTCGGAAGTGCTCTGCACTCCCTTGTTGTCCCCACCGGCGGCGTGAGGCTCGGTCTGTGCGCTGGTAACGGCTCCGGTAACGGTCGCCCCGTCGCTCTGCTTACCAAACAGCACGTTTGCATATTCGCCCGATCTTCCCCGGCGGGTGGCTCCGGGTACTGCGCCCTTGGTATCGCCCTTTGCGCTGCCATCACCGGAAGCGGCCGCCCCGGCCCCGCTCGCAGCTCCACCGGCAGCAGCGCCGCCGTCGAACATTCGCAGGTTGATAGCCAGCAGTTTTTTGAACTTCATAGGTGTTCCTCCTTGTAAAATCGCGGGAGTATCGCCCCCGTGCATCGGCCCTTTTCTGCCTCACCAGGGCGGGGGGTGGTGGCGTATCCGCTCGCAGCCCCGCCCGTCTGGTGAAACAGGAGGACGGTATCAGTGTAGCATTGTGATTTTGAGGCTTTCACCCCGTAAAACCGAAAAAAATTCAAATAACTTGAAAATTTACTGAAATGTACCCCGGGTACTCCTGGGCCAGCTGTAAGAAGCCGACGCAGACCATATCAAAAGCCGTTTCAGCGCTGTCCCCGCCGTGGAAGCAGAGAAAGGCGCTCGCGTCGTTGTTCAAGCGTTCCTCAACCACAAGGACGGAGGAGTTATGCAGCCAGCCCGCCAGGGTGTAGATCAGGCAGGAGGCGGCAGCGCACACTTCCGGGCTGCCGGTCGCGTGTCCCTGGCTGGATACCGTGAAGCGCCGTCCGTTCTGCTCCAGATATACCTGCGTCATAGTTACCGCCTCACTTTGTGTTCATGTTGGGGCCGCTGCGCTTTGCCAGCGCCTCGCCATACCCGGTCATGGGCTGTTGTGCCTGCATAATGCCTCTTGCAAGCTTGCTGTCAGCTTGTCCGGCGGCACCGGCGGGAACTTGCCCGGCTGCTGCGCCAGCGCTCCCAGCGGCGGCAGGATCGCCCCCTACGCCCATGTTCTTCCCGGTAAGCGCCTGAATGATAAGGGCCATCTGGTCGAGCTGCGTAGCCATCTGCTGGCAGATGTTAAGCAGCGTCTGTCCCTGCTGCACCTGCTCGCGCACTTTGTCGATGCCCTCGAAGTCCATCATTTCCAGAGCCGCCAGGGCTTCCTGGGCGCGTTCCGGGTTGAAGAAACCCATGCCGTACAGCTCTTTGGCCCGCTCGTTCTGCTCCATGCGGCTGAACGGGTTTTTCTTCTGCGCCTTGATTTTCAGGTCGAACACAGGACGGCGGTACAGCACATCGCCTCCGGCAGTCTTTGCCACAGGCTGGTCTTTCAGCTCCCTGTTGCTCAGATCTACGAATTCATACTCACCAGCTGCGTTTCCAGCAATGCGGAAAGAGCGGGTTTCGTCGTAGAACTGCCGGATCAGCTCAATGCACAGGCTGTTGATGGTGACATGGGCGCGGTAGCTGGCGGCAATCATATCACGGCTGGCCTTATTGCCCGCCTCCTGGAGGGCCGCAATGGCGGCAGCAGCGGTAACGCCGGAGCCAACGCCGCCGCTGTTCACGTCGCGGTTGGCCGCCGTGTCCTTCATCTCCTCGATCTTCATCTGTGCAACGGTCACGTAGATGTTATCCAGGGGCTGGCATACGATTTCCTTAATGCGCCGGTCGTCCAGCTCGCCCTCAACCTCCACCAGCGGGTCGTTCCAGTCAAGGAACTGTTCACGGTTGATGTTGGTGGAGGAGGATACGAAGTAGCGCCGCTTGGTCGCCATCATGGCATTTTCCAGAATGTTGGCGGAAAGTTTGTCGATATACAGCTGCGGGTCTTTGCAGATCGCAACATAACCGAAGCCGACCGGCGTACCCTTTTCCGGGAACATCACATCCAGGACGACGGGATACTGGCCGTGATCGTAGAAGCCGCGTTCGCGTCGTTCCGGGTCGTTCTCGCTGGCATACAGCAGGGTATCGCCCACAAACTTCGCGTAATGGAGGGTAGTTTTCCCGTTGGGGGACTTCACCTTGTAGTACCAATCCACTACAACGGCCTTATGGCTGGTATCCACACTCTCGTCGTAAAGATACTCCTTCACGTCTACGGCGTTGCCCTTGGCCTTGCCCTTCAACTCCGGGTACTCCATCTCCAGAAGATCCTCGTCCACCAGCTCCACCAGGAACAGGTTGCGGGATTTCTGAATGTCGGTAATGCCAGGCTCCCAGAACATCTTCAACAGGTCGATCTCCTGAATATCCACGTCACCCAGGCCGTTTTCCTTTGCCGCGTTCCAGAACACGCCATAAGCGGCGGTGCCGTGCTTCAGCTTCTCCCACCAGTTGTCGGAGTAGGTCTGCTCGTAGTCGTTATACTCCAGGATCACGGGCAGAACGGAAGAAAGGGTTTTGGCGCTCTCCTCGTCGTCCCGCTCTCTGGGCAGCACAACAGGCTCCGGGTAGTTATCCATTGCGTCAGCGTGCTTGTTCATAATGGAATTGAACAGCCAGGCAGACGACGGCTCCGGCTGTGCGGCGGGCGCTCTGCTGCCGCCCTTGACGGGGATCCCGTCCGGGCCGTGGGGCGCGCCGGTACGGCTTTTACCGTTGCGGATGCTCTCCCAATGGCGAAGTTCCCACCAAAGTTCATCGTCCACAATGCGGTTTTCCAGGTTTACCTTGCCCTCTTTGTACTTCCGCAAGATTTCAGAGGCCTTGCGAATGTCCTCGCTGCCGATAATCTGCTCGCTGTCCTTTCGGGTCAGCAGCATAGCGGCCATTTCAGGCGGCATAGGTCTGTCGCTCTGAATGCCGGGGGTGCCGACAATGCGCCCGGCCTGGGCCGCCGGGGCGCTGGGCTTCTTTTCGAAGAAAGCCATAGTTTTTCCCTCCTCAGTATTTTCTGAAAAATTCGTAACGGTCGTGGTGCTGGGGGTCGTCCAGATCCAGGGGGCTGTAA